AAATTCTATGTCGTTCGTAGCTCAGCCGTTGTCTAAGCTCTACGAGAAGCTGCCATCTGATGTAGTACAACGCCTGACCCACCTAAACGACGGACTAGTCAGGGGAAAGGACGAGGTGATTCGCACACCGTTTCTTGATTCAATGTCGAACGAGGAAATCCTTGATACCTTTGCTGAAGAGGTGTACAAACCCTGTAGTCACATGCTTAATGCTCAGTTGACCGAGATCGAGGAGGCGCAAAAGGGTAAGTTTGGTCCGCGTTCTATTCAGAAAAGTTGGAGAGATCGGAAACAATCACTCTATGATACCTTTTCTGATAAGCGCGTTGATGATTCTTATTTGAAAGCGCCACTGGTGGAACTGCCTGGACACAGTTCCGACAGACCAGTATCACGGAACATTGCTGAGAAGGCTCTGAAGCGCACAACTAGCTCTGGCCTTCCGTATCTTATCACGAAAGGTAGCGTGTTAGATCAAGGCTTGCCCGTGGAGTTAGGTGAGTACTGGCCCTGTGTGTTGTTTACGCGTACTCAGGAGCAGAATAAAACACGTGGTGTTTGGGGCTATCCTCTTACCATGACACTGCTCGAAGCGTGTTATTTTGTTCCCTATTTCGGTAAGTACCAATTGCATGGCAATATGGCGGCGTATCGGGGCCCTGACGCTGTCGACGAGGTGGTTACCGAGATGATTGACAGGAAGGATAAAGATGCGCGAATTTATTCCGAGGATTATAGTGAGTTTGATAACTCTATTGCTCCAAACTGGATTGAGCGAGAGTTCGGAGAAATCGCCGAACACTTCCAGAAGGCTGGTATACTGGAGGGTGATCTCGACCGCATTATTGGCTATTTTGTCAATTGTGGCATTGTTACACCTGACGGAATCCTAGAAGGCGCGCATGGCATACCATCCGGTAGTATGTGGACCAGTATAATCGGATCTACCTGTCATTATCGGGCTCAGACTGCTGTTCGAGGTAAACTCTCTTCGTGGGAGGGACAGGTCATGGGTGATGACGGTGTTTCAGTGCACCCGAGCTCAATTGATAAGTCGTATCTTGCTGACGTGTACGACGAATTTAATTTGAACCTCAACGAAGATAAGACCTTTGAGAGTGATCAGGAAGTGGTGTATCTGCAAAGGTATTACAGCACTGACTATCGCGTGGATGGGCTGATTAGAGGTATTTACCCTGTTTACCGAGCTTTAAACAGGTTAATCCACATGGAGCGCTGGACCAATCTAGACGAGATTGCGGGCGCCGACTACTTCGCCATTCGAGCTATATCCATCATGGAAAATTGCAAGTGGCATCCGTGCCATGAGGGACTCGTTAAGTGGGTTTGGTCTAAAGACAAGTATAATCTCGCCTATACTAAGTCAAGTTTGGCCGCTTACATCAGAAAGTACCAGACTAGATCCAAGACCGGGCTGATACATCAGTACAGCGAC